TGAGTGAGAACCCCAGGAACTTGAACCACTTACCGCGCTCCAGGTACTCAACTTTCTTCGGGTTCAACTTCATGTCCATCTTATCCAGCTCCTCAGTCAGAACATTCATTCCCTGAAGATACTGGTCGCCAACAAACAGCATATCATCGGAATAGCGGACATACTCACCAAGCTCACTCAGTTTGGTATCGATGTCAAATAGGATAACGTCAGCCAGCCAGCTTGCAACCGAACACCCTTGCTTGAGTGACTGGTAGGCAGACTGGAGATTTCCCTCAGTATCAAAGTAGAGGTCGGAATGGTAGTATTTTCTCAGAACATCAATCACGGCACTCTTGCCATAACGCTCCTCAACCATGTCAAACTGCTTGTCAATGAACTGAACAGGAACGGAATCAAAGTACTTGCTCAAATCAGACTTCCATCCCAATATCTCGGTGCTAACCTTATGGGACTTCTCTGCTATCTGCTGTACAACCATTCCACAACCTATTCCCTTGCGGTATGCCTTGCAGCTTGGGTGTATCCGGTCAGGTGTAAGTTCAAACAGCAGGTCATTGGCAATACTCAGCACAACTCGGTCAACAGGCTCATTGATATAAACAGTTCTGAACTCACCAGGTGTGTCCTTAGGAATCTGGGCTGTGTGGGGTGGTGCAATCTCATATTTCCCAGCCTTCATCAGCTCATAAATTCGTATTCTTGTCTCCTCCTTGGTCAGCTGGTAGAGATAGGCTTTGTTGATGTCCTTGCCAACACCTTTCTCAATTGCAGCTTCCCAGCGGTCTGGAGAGAAGAACATTGTCAAAATTTTATCTTCCATATTATCCCAGAATTATGTAATCATCAGGTTTCTCTACCGCTTCTCTTGGGGCAATCGGGTCATACGGCTTTCCCTCAAAATACCCGTCAGTAGGTGTAAATGTGAAGAACATCTCATGGAACTCATTGCCCTCATCATCACTGGAGAGCAGTATCTTCTTCTTGCCGTTACCTTGAGCTATCTGCGCCTTACAATGCTTGTAAAGCTCCTCTACTGTAATTACCTTTGCCATATTACCTGATTTTATGAAAACATTTCCTTAAGTGAATTGATCGCATCCTCAGAAGCATACATGAAAGTATGCTCTGACTTATAGTAGTCGGAGTTTGTGCTGCCGATAACGTCCTCTCGCACCTCGTTGAACCCAATAGTGGACAGAAGGTGCTTTACATACAGGTGGTCATGTTTCCAGTCGCCCTCAATAAATACGGTCACTGTGAATGAAGGATAGCAATCTTTCTGATATACATCCAGATGCAATCCGTTTTCCTGTAGAAGGTTCTCGATTTGCTTGATATACTCTTCCATAATCAAGATTCAAGTTCTTTAAGAATAGCCAAATACACATTGTTTTCCGTAAGACCGCAGGCACTTTCGACATTGTACCACTTGTCAAGCATAATGCCGCGTTCCTCATCACTCTCGACAAACACCTCAATTCTTGTACTGCCAAGCTCAAGATTTACTGCGGAACACTTCGCCTTGTAATATCTTCCATCCACAACATCTTCGAGAATAATTTCAGGGATATTGTCATGGGAAAAATCAAACAGATAACCGCTTTCGTTCTCACCATTTATTTCCATATATTCCCTAAGAAGCTGGAGAGCTTCATTTCTGTTCTCTCCAGTAACTTGCCAAACATTTATCATACAGCAGGAGCCATTACGTACTGGTCAATGAACTGCACCATAGCCTCATTCTGAGGGAACAACTGGGTAGTGTCCATAAGAGCGGGCTTGTACATATCGTTCGCTATTGAGTAGAAATCCCAGGCTGTAACCTGCTGATTGTGGGCATTGCGAAGAAGCAACTGTTCAGTCATCTGGTTAATCTGGAAGTTGTTGAGAGGGTAGGTGCCCTGGATACGGACATCCTTAAGGCTCGAATCAATTGCCACACGGGTAGCAGTCAGCATACCAATCAGCAAGAAAATCTTTGCTGGTGGGATAACCGTTGCTTTCATCCTGGCAATCTTCTGGTCGTCCTCAAAGGTGATGTTGTGGATATTGCTCATCCATTCAGCTACCTTTTGAAGCACATCCTGGTAGGTAACCTTTTCCTTGAGGCGACCATTTCCACCACGGGAGTAGGTCTGGAATGAACGGTCAGCACCCAGGATTGTCTGATTGTGGCAGATACGGACATTACGACCAATCGCAACCTGTATTCCAGACTGGTGGTAGGACAGGGCAATACTCTGGTCGCTCTCCCCGTCATCGAAGCCATTGATATGGATGGTGGTGTAGACTCGGCGAACAGTATATGCCTGGACGTTCATCCTCGCATTCTCGTCATGCAGGGTCTTTACAATATCTTCATTCAGGGACACGCCAGGATACTGGGAACCGCCTGCCTTTGCAGCGAACATATCGAATATCTCAGGCTCCAGTCCCACTTTCTTTACCTCATTCATGACAGCATCAACCAGCTCAAAGTGGTGGATTCCGTGCATTGGCAGACCTCCGTTAAGCTCTCGGTTGGTCTTTCTCAGCTGCTCCAATGTGATGTCCTGGGTCTTGAATTCCTCCCAGCTCTTGAAGTGGTCTGGGTCATAAACGGCTGGTGCATTGGCAACCTCCTGTATTGCTTGTGCCGGCTGTGGTGCTGCCATAACTCCACCTACTGAATTGAAATCCATACCACTGAAAATTCCGTTGTTCATAATTGTAATTGTTTTTAGATTGTTGTTATTTGAAAAGATTGTATAGCTTCAACAGACTTTCATCTGTCAAATCAGAGAGGGGTATGCTAAAGTTCTCATACCCAGTTCCAGCGATAAACCACACGAAATACGGGGCGCATCGCTCAACATAGTCAAACTCATCCTCAAACTCCTTGACGACGCCATCCTCAATAACTCGATAAGAAAGCATGGCATCATCGCCTTGAAGGGTTTTGTGAGGTATTCTTCCATGTTGTACCGCATCAATCACGGTCCAAATCATCTGTTTTCTGTCAGGCTTATACATAACTCAAATCGTTAAGTGTTGAATTGTTTCGCTGTCGTCAAGCCACATATAATGGATGTTGCTAATGTCTATTTCGAGTTTGGCTTCAAGCCCCTCTTCGCACAACCAGGATTCCGTGTCATTGTCATATTCGTTTTCCAGTTTCTCCACCAGTTCCTCACAGACATCCACAATTAAAACCCTGGTAGTTGTAAAATCAAGAATTACTAACTTTGCCATACTAATCAGAACTTAAATCCAACAATACCGCCAACATACAGCTTGTCGCCTGGCTTGAGGTTCTTGTAGCAGGCCAGAACGAAATCGCCCAGCTCATCTGGGTAATTTTTGTTTCCATCCTCATCGGTCCACATAAACCTACTCCAAACCATTAAGTGTGTCTGGGTTGTCATCTTGCGAAGTTCCCAGAATGAAAGTGACTCCTTTGGTGTGACCTTTTCAAGCTGGTTCTTCATTTCAGCAATCCACTTGTCAACAAATTCATCGGCACCCTTGAATGTCAGGATTCTGCCCTCAACATAGAAAATGTCGCCAAGAAGCCTCTCAAGCAAACTGAGTGCATCCAGTACCTCTTCGTTGTCAAGCTCATCATCAATGTAGTCTGCAAACTCAGTGTACTGACCGTCAATCATATTGTCCTGAAGTTCATCAGCCGTTATGTAGTCCTCATCCTCAATCTGAACTGGACTTACCTGGAAAATCTTGTAGTGTGCCATATCCTATGCAATTAGTTTAACCATATCTTCCAGCACGCTCTCAGGAACATCCTGGAGCGATACCGTATTAAAGAACTCATCACGCACCCTTCCTTTCTTCAGTCTTGCCTTTTCGATAATTGGGAGACCGAACATATCTGAGGAAACCCTGAAGAACTCCAAGCCAGAGAAGAACGTGTCGCCAACAAAGAGCAGGATGTTTGCCTTGACCTTATCAAGGTTTTCCTCATGCCTCTTCTCCTGTTTCTCAATCTCATGGTCTATGATAGCCTTACACTCTGGAATGAGGTCTTTATCAATCCACTCGCTGCCGTAGTAACCCCAGCAAGAATCAATCTCGCACTCATCCTCGTCCTCAATAACGTAGCCATAGACATCTCCAGTGTAGAACTGGTCAAGAGTCTCAATTTCACCCTCAAGGCATTTCAAGGCTTTCTCACGAACCTCCTTGGTGCATATTTTCTTACCCCAGTTCTTGATAGCGTCCTCCTTTGATATGGCAATAATACCAAACAAACCGCTATCCCAGGGGTCACTGAATTTCCCGCCTCTGCTGGTGCTGATTGTGATTCCGCTGTGCTGATAGGCATAGATGTGGAGCATGATGTGGTTCTTCACAAACTCCTTATCCAGCTTTCCAGTCTCGCTGTCAATAATCTCCTCAATGGAGTGCCCGTCTGGGTTATAGCTCCTGCTGTTTGAGTAGATTGTACCCAGGTTATCCCAGTCTCTTGGGGATTCTGGGTTATAATCGTAGAGCACCTTAATGGTATATCCACGATATTCTTCCTGCTTATAAATCCGATC